ATAGATGATATTCCAAGTAGCAGTACCACCCCCTGCAACATAAGGCAGGATGCCAATAGAGCCGGCATAAATAGGATTGTCAGTGCCATAGAAGACGGAGATGTTTCCGTTGGCTGAGGTTTGTTGACAATAAGTGTCAATATCGGAGTCTGCGACAAAGCTAACTGTCCCCCCTGCACTTGTGGCGTAATCGCCGCTCGGACGGTTCATGGTGCGATAAAGCACATTCAGGACATCAATACAGCCCAAGGGCATCGTATAAATGTACTGATCGGCCTTCAGACCAAAAACCTTCTTATTAATTGCCCAGTAATTGATGCCCCGGTTTGCTAAGGCAGACAAGGCAAAATACAACGACTCCCGGGCAGACAAAACCTGCTCGGATGTAAGCTCCTCAGCTAGCTTTCCGCATCTGCGAGCTCCATGGTCGATCATGGTTTGAACATTGATGACCGTGGTTGAAACGGTTCCTGAGTACGCCATTTACCACCCCGGACAATTCCAGCGTTTCATGGATGCGCGGGCCCTACTTCCGCGCTCGCTTTTCTCATGCCTTGAGATTTGATCCGGTCTCCCGGTTATATTTTGCTCGACCTTTAGCGGTCAGTCCTGCGCCCTGGCTTGCCGGCAGCTTCTCGCCGCGACCGATTGCAAGGCTGACATCACCGCCTTTTTTCATTTTCTCAGGCAGTTTGGCATAAGCCTTTTTGCTTACATTGGCCTCAGTAAACTCAGCTGCTACAGACGGCTTAATCCCAACCTTCTTAGCAAACTTTGGGTTGTACTCGGCAGCCTTCATGAGCCTAAACTGAGCTTTTGACTTGGCTGGCATTTAAGCTACCTGTTGAACGCTAACAATTATTGAAGGAATTGCTGGGTAAGCTGGTGTTATCGACGCCGGCAAATGTTCAAGCGTTACCTGAGTCGATGATGGCAGCCAAAAAATCTGTACATAGTCAGCAGAATTTAAGTCCAAAAAGATATTCCAAGCTGCAACCATGTAACCAAAAATGTTTGATGTTTTTCTGGCGGGCACCGTAACAATTGTTGCCGAATTTGCCAAATCAGAGCCATTCACCTTGAACCAGATCACAACCTCATGTTGGCTATTGTCAACATTTTTTAACTGTGCGCTAAATTGGAGATCATAAACTCCAGTATTTGGCACTGTTAGTTTTGAATTATCAACTAAGGTAATTCCATCGGCTATGTCTTGGGTGTTGTAGGTAATTACAGTACCAGCAGAAATATTTCCTGTTTGATCTGTGCTATCGCTCCAAGCGCCGTAAGCCCGATTGTAAGCAATGATGTCGCCTACAGTTGTCTTTTTGTTGTCACCGCTTTGAACGATGGGGACTAATTCAGCACCAGTAAGCGGCAGTGTTGCCGCAGTCATTGCTGAAATCTTGGTATCCGCCATTTAGGACTCCAATTCAATCTTGTCGTCATTCTCTTGTAAGACATATCCTGAGTCTTCCATGAGAATGTAAAAAGGGCCAGCAGCAATTGGGCCGCGCACAATCACCGATTGGCCACCTACATCACTGCCATATCCACTGCTAGCGTCGGCAACTACACCAGATGCTTGACCTGGGTAGGTGTTAGCAAAATTTGCTACGAATTCAAAACCAACGCCATGGTCGGACATTACGCAATTCCTGCCTGAATGAGCTTTAGCACCACGGTTCCATCGCCCGAGTTCATGGTGATACGAATTGCTGTCACCGGAAACGCATAGTTACCATCTGCATTCGCAATTTGTGCGGCTACAGTAGGATGCGGAAACCAATTTGCAAAACTTCCTGCTGGATCATCAAAAGTATGCTGAACTGTAAAGTTCACAGTTCCAGTCTTTACAACACCAAAGCCAACATTAAACGGCGTGGCGTTCAAATTCATGACAATCGGGGTGCTGGAACCAACTCCCACTTGAGTTACGGTTTGTAGTTTCATCGTTTGTTCCTTAAAAAGCGGGGGCTTTCGCCCCCACCTCATTTAGCACATACCGCCGCTGCGCATTTTCTTTCCGTACTTGCTGTAGACCTCTACATCTTTAGTCTTAGCAGCCTTCATAGCGGGGGCGTTTTCTTTCTCAAATTGGCTATGCAGCCGCTTTTCAGCAGGCGTCATGACCGCGCCACCTTTTTTGAAGGTACCGGAAAGTTTGCTGATGCTTACGGGTGTAGACGGGGTTTTATGACCCTGGGGCATGCTTTCTGCCTTACCCGAGTCATTTACCGCTCCACCCTTAGCATACTTTTTTGCGGCACCACCTTTCTTGTAGCCGCCACCGTTACCCAGCTTCACGCCACCTGTTTTGGCAGGCGAGTGATCAGGCTTGGTCGTGACCATCTTGGTGTTTTTGTACTCACCAGCGTCACGGGAACCTTCTTTCTCGGTGATGATGCCGCCAGCGGCCTTTTTCATAACCTTGCCGCCGTACTTATAGCCGCCTTGACCGTAGACCACGCCACCGGTTGCGTAACCGCCCTGACCCTTAACTACACCGCCGGTCTTCAGGCCTTTGTGAGCTTTAGAGGCAGGCTTTCCGGCATGCTCTTTAAGTTTCTTAGCGACATCGGATGTGGCTTTCGCCTCGGCCTTGTGCTCAGCCATCGACTCCTCAGCCTCGCCACCCTTTTTCATCATGGCAGCGGCACGGCCTACGGGGGCGGCAGGACCGGCACCCATACCGCGCATCATGCGACGACGGTCAGCCAGTGCGGGACGCATCGGTGACTTACCGGGCATTGAACCACCGCGGGCCGGCATACCTGCAGGCATCGGGGTAGCGGTCGGGGCAAGAGCACCGCCCATTTGCATTTTCTTCTCTACTTTTCCACCTTTTTTGAGCTTTAACTCAATAGATGGCTCTGTGGTCATCATTTTGACCATCGGCTTAAACTGACCCATTTTCTGGCTCCTTAGATTCGGTTGACTCAGGAATATCCAATCTGGCAACTAACGCATTCATGACATCGATGGCCGCCTGAGATGCTACGGCCACATCATGTGCATGCTCGCGCTGCTTGATCATTTTGGAAATTTCTTCCTGCAAAAATTCCTTAGTGATCTGCATTAACTAAAAGAAGCGTAGGCCGGGACATAGTAATCAGTGCCACCAATCCGAACCTTGATTGCCTTGGACACGGTAGCGACTGCGGTTGCCGTTGGGGCAATCGTTGCTGCTGGGCCAGATGCAATGTTGATCAGCGACTGCACTTCACCGGTCTGAGTTCCGCTATCCGTTACCCGGATAAAGGAAGACTCTGCGCCCAAAGTCACATTGACGCTGTAGTCGGTGTCCAGCTGCAGAACAGCCAGTGTGCCGCCAGGAGTAGTTGCTGAGCCGCCCAAGGTTGCACGGATGGCGTTAGCTGCACCAGAGATCGTACCAGTGGTATTGATCGAGGTGGAGATGTGTGCGCCGTTGATCGTGCCGCCAGCCGCTGCACCTGCGCCGGTTACCCGGGTAAATGCACGGAGGGTTTCGCCAGAACCAGTGCTGGTGATATCCAGACGCTGATAGGAAAGACGGGTATCGCCAGTTGTCGCCGAGCTCGTTGCATAGGAGCTGGAGATATTTTGCGCAGAAGTTACGGAAATCGGATCTGCGGCACTGCCAGACTCAAAACCATTGTTTGATCTTACTGGGCCGGAAAAAGTAGTACGGGCCATGATATTCCTTTCGTGTAGTAGCACCTTGCCTTACTGTCTCTACTAAGTCTGCTAGGCCAGTCAGTAAGGCTAAACATCCTAGAAAACCCCCACCGGATCGCTCCGGTGAGGGACTTACTGCTTAGACTCCAGGGGTACCGTACATAGCACGGGGGTCCGTGAAGCCAACATCGTAACGCTCGGTTGCCTTGTACCGCATGGTGTCGGTCTCAAAGTCACCTTCCATGGTCTTCTCCAAACCACGGCGCATCATCAGCTTCATGCCTTCTGGAGCGTCGGTCTGCACCCACCATGCGGTGGAGGAAGTCAGACGCGACAGAACAGCGGCACCCTCGTCGAGCAGTCCGATGGACTTGATCGGGTTGATGTCGTTGTCTGCGGTACCAGAACGCAGAACGGACTTCAGCAGAACCTCGGCCTGGAAGACATTGCCCGGGGCCACCACCAATTGGCGGGGAACCAGACGGATCTTCTTGCCGTTGTTGTCCACTGCCTGACGGATCTGAATGAGCATCTGCTCAAGCGAGGTCTGTGACAGGTTAGCGGGCGTGGTCAGCAGGTTGCTGAAGGTGCCGTTTACGATCGGGTGCGAAGCGGAGTTCAGCTGAACGCCGTCGCCACCGGGGTAGGCACTGTTAAATGCGCGGTTAAGCACATTGGCCGACAGGGTCTCCTTGGTCTCGATCAGGGACTGAGCGAGATGGCGGGCATACACCTGGCCGATACGGATGTGGTCGCCGTCTTCAACAAGAACTTTGGTCAGTGCAAAGGCCAGGCCATAGACACTGTACACATAGCGCTTGAGGAAGAGCACACCGCCCTGCTGATAGGTAACCGGAGTTCCATCAGGCAGTTGCGGAGCTGCGCCAAATCCATAAAGGACCGGCTCTTCGTGATAGTTACGGGGAATACCTTGTTGCTCACGGAAAACCCGTGACCACTCGTCGGTACGCTGATCATAGACTCCGTCGAAGCATTCATTGAGGATCGGCTCAACTATGCTTCTAAAGTCGGTACTGCGCATCGGGGCTGCCATTTATCTGCCCTCCTTAGATTGCGTTAACAGTACCTGCGTACTGAGACTCGCTGATTTGCACCCGTACAATCGTGTACGCATCTCCCCACGCAGGGTAGCCTGCGACAAACCAGTTGTGGTGGAGCCAGCGGTCGTATTCGTGATATCAAACTCGTCACCAATCGCGGTCTGAGACAGGGAACCATCTACCTGGATCTCATAGACGATGTTGGCGTCTTGATAAAAATAAGCAATCACGGAACCAACTTGGAAAGACTCGTTAGCAGGCCAGTAGTTGCTTACACGACGACGACCAGTTGCGTCGGTCCACTCAACGCCTGCAAAGGCGCCAAGGAACGGGTCACCGGTACCGGCCACTTCAATCCAGCCGGAGGTGTTCATTTTCACGGGTTGACCTTTGAGAATGTTGCTAGCATAGCCAGCGGATACATTCCCTGAAGTCGAAACCGCTTGTATTCCGTTTGCAAGAGCGAAGGCACGATCCAAACCAGAGGGATGGTATGCCGGGCGCAGGCCAAACGGAGCAGAGGTTGCACTCATTTGCTACTCCTTAATGGTTGATAAATCCTCCCTTGCCATTAAGAAAAGATTGGCGCGGGAAGGGGTTTGTCAAGGTCGCCTAGTCCCTCGCCCTCAACCTGCCCGAGTCTTCGACCCGAACTGTCCTTGCCGACCTGTTGTTCCGCCTGCACCTTGATCTTGTTTGCCTCTTCAAGAGGCTGATCGTGGTGAAAGTGGGTCATGATGGCCTGATAAACCTCTTCAGGGATCTTGAATAACAACATTTCATTGCATGCGACATGACCAATGTGTTCGCCAGCCTTTACGCGATAATTTTCAAACCCTGAGATTTCATCGGCGCTAACCGGAACATACCCAAGGCGCATTCGCTTATCAATGCTGTCGTAACTATTAGTGGTTGAGAGCCAAACGACATGCCACCCAGGAATATGGGGGGCCTTTGGCAATGCTTCTGGCGTGAATTCATCCTTCCACATCTTCAGACGCTCATCAGATGACACGAACATATCCTCCGGGGCCCTACGGCTTGCGTCCTCGCTAGCACGAGTTTCGCGTGAACCGGCAGATACAGATTTTTTGAGTCGAGAATCCATTGTTAGCTCCTATTTTCGTTGTGCTGCTTCACGGGCATATCGGGCAACCATCTTGGCCTTCATCTTGGGATCGTCCCAAAACCCGGCCTCCTTCATTGCTCGTACCTGCTCCACGCTCAAGGTAAAGGTGTTCCGGCTACCGCCACCACCCGTTTCCCTTTCGCTTCCTGTCACAACGCTTTTCGGACCTCTCTTTCTTGGAGTCTCGTAAGTAGAGTCAGTATAGGCATCACTTTCTTCATCCTGCAACTCAGTTTCAATTCGGGCGGAAAGCTCTTGCCAATAGGTTTGCGTGGCCGGGTTAAAGCCCTCTCGAGCCAGTTGAGCATCGATCTGTTTGGCCATACGGCTTCTCGGATCTGCACCCTCCGGGTCGTACCAAGAGTTCTTTTCCATCCAGCGCTTGGCGTACTTTTGAACCATTGGGCTCTCGGCTGCCTGGTAGACCTTTGCCTGCTGCTCCTGCTGAGCCTTCATTGCAGCTAGCTGGTCGTACCGGTCTTTGGCCGCCATCATGGCCTCTTGAGCGCCAACTAAGGCGGCACCGTCAGCCTTATCGGTGGCCTCTTTCAAGCGGATCTTGGCGTACTTGATCCTGGCCTCCTCGTCTTCCATAGCCTTTTTGAGCTCGGAAAGACGCTTAGCCTCAATCTCCTGCTTGAAAACGGCCATCTGCTCGCGCATCTCTTGGATTTCGCGCTCATAGGCTACGAGCCGCTCGTCTTTTTCATGCTGAACCCGCTTTATGTACTCCTTTTTGGCCTTGCGGCGGGCTCTCCTGGCCTCCCGGACGGCGTCTGTGTCGCCCGGTTGGTCTTGGTCTTCGTCCTCTGCCGGGGCGGCTTCAGCCTTTGGGGCCTCCTCCTGCTCCGGTTCATCGGTAAGCATGCTGTCAGGCAGCTCAACCGTCAGAGAACCGTCTTTTTCCTCGGAAATCTTTATATCTTCTTCTTTTGCTTCTGCGTTCATGATCTACCCCTATACGAAGGCTTTCATTGCAAGTGGATCTCCGGTCAGCTTGGCAATCACCTCATGGTCATTAATCACCATGAATAGAGCCGGATCTTCTTCGCCTGGGACTTCTACCTCCCAGCGATCTCCACCCCACTTGGGAACACGCAAAAAGTCCCCCACCTCGCACCACGACCCCTCGGGCCACGGTTCCATGGTGTCTCGCTTTTTAAACGCCAAGGGGCCAATTTCCACGACTTTGGCCACCATGTTGTTCCACTTCTCGGTTTCCTTGGTTTCTTGGACCAAGATAATCCCAGCGCTTGTAGCCTTCTTTTTTGAGCGTCGCAGCTGAACTAAAATGCGGGCTCCAAGAGGTTTGGCACCGGGGTCTACGCTCGGAAATGCCCAAGCCAACTCAGCGTCGTTAGACGCTACCGGTTCATTCATCTTCATCGTCTTCCTTTAAAAGGTTATTCAGGATGTCTAAGGCCTCCTGTAGCCCTTGATGCTGGCCGACTAGCCGCTGATAAGACTCCCATGTATTCGCCATACCTCCAGCGAGGGACGAGGCTATTTCAGCCTGCCTAGTCTTAATCGAGCCAATCAGATCCGAAGTTGTGGTCATTTTTCGTTAGCTTGTGCGAGACCCCCTTTCGGTTCCGATTTGGTATCCGAATTGGTTTTCTGCCCCTTGGGCTGTAGGCTTTCGCCATCAAGAGGCACACCCATAGCCAGGCGGGCGTGGTAGTTAACCAGCTCGCTTTGCTGCTCTTTGTCGTAATCAGACATTTCAGACTCCTTTGGTTAGTTCAAGGGCGGTCTTGTCCCGGTCTAGCTTCAGACGGGCCGCATCACGGGTTAGCCGTGCCGATTCGATGCGCTCCTTCATATCCATATCGCCAACAGCGATCGCGTATTTGTACTTCTGCTCCTCCATGGCGAGCTCAAAGTCGGCCTGCAGCCTGAGCGTTTCGCGCTCAATGTCGGCGGCCATTTCCCGATCCTTAAGCTGCATCTCGGCCTGATCTCGTGCGGCTCTGCGCTGGGTCTCAGCCATTGAGGTATCCAGAAGTACCTTGGCATCAGGGGTGAGCTGCGGCTGGGGCTGGAACTGCTGGCCAATCTGCATCATCTGCTGGATGACCGGCATGATGCCCTGTAGCGTCTGCTCAGTATCCATGCTGATATGTTGCGCTGCCATAGCGTAGAGCTTGTCGATCTCCTTGGGGTTAGCAACCATGCCGTAGTTCTCGTGCGGCTTGCCTCCCATGGCCTGGTTCACATAGCCCTTAGCCCTGCCCAGATACCAAAGCACGATGTGCTGCTTGATGTGCTCCATGGCCTTGGCGATGAACTGCGGGGCAATTAGGGGGTTGCCGCCAAAGACGGGGTCTCGAGCGAAGTCTAGGTGGCTCTGTATGTGAGCTAGGTGATCTTGTTCGGGATAAGCGTAGGCCATCTGCCCGATTGACATGGCCACATTCTCATTGGCCGGGTCCATCTTCTCGGGCGGCGGCACATCGACCATCAGCTCGTTCACGCCAGGCACCTTGATCTGCTTTAAGAACCTAGAGATCACCGCCCGGCGGTTAAAGAGGTCAGGATTCTGCTGCATGATGGCCATAACCGCCTGGGTCTGCGCCATCCGCTGGGTTTCAGAGAAGATATGCGGGTCCGAGACCGGGACGATGTCGGTATTTCTTTGGAAATCCTCACGGCTAATCTCTAAATCGGCGACGACATCGCCTTTTTTCATGTCTTCCAGGTACCAGCGGTTAATCCGCCCCAGAATCATGAGAACCCGGCGCTGACTCTCGTGCAGACGGGCATGGATTGAGGAAAATACTGCCGCGCCCTGCTCAATTAAGGCCTGAGTCGTACCAACAGGGGTCTGAGAGTTCACATCGGCAATTTTTTCCTCAGCCGTTGTGACCACACCCTTGGCGGCGTTCGTTAGCCAGCCCATAAGCTCCATAAGAACGGGGCTTGGCGGGTTAAAAGGCATCGGCATAGCGAGCTTGCGGACATCATCCACACCCGGAGCCGCTTCGATCTCCGATACCTGGGTGATTTCCACCTGTTGGCTCTGCCCAGACACCTTTGCGCCCTTCAGCTTCAAGAGAGTAGCGGCGTTGTTGATGTGGGCAGAATCGAATCGAGTAGGGCCCGCAAAGAGCCCGTCAGGGCGGCTGCAAGGCCTCCAATGAGGTGAGGCAGGCCTACAGCGTAGGCGCCCCGCCAGGGAATGAATTTGAACTCCACGATCCAGTCCAATTTGGTCATGGACTCGTCGCCTTCTTCCCAATTTCTGTAAAGGCCGATGACTTCGTTTTCCAGCTCATCGACCATCAGGATGTACGGGGCCATCTCGCCCTTGGTGTACTTGTCTTCTTCGATCTCGAGAAAGGCGTAGATGTGATAAACCCGGCGCACACCGTCTTCGTTCTCGTCCGGCTCCTTGCCTTCGACCTTGTAGTTCGCCTTTTCCGGGGCGGTTTCCTCCGGATAGGCGGTTGCGCCGCTGGGCGGTATAAAAGTTGCCGGCAGCGAAGGGCAGAAGTACATTATCGATGGGCAGGAACTCTGCGCAGGGGCGTTTTTTACGGTCGTCGTACCAGAGTTTGATGTACTGTGAGCCTCCAAGGGGCAGCTGGGTAAGCATCTGCTCCTCTTCATCCCTGAATTCCTCGATCTGCTCGGTGAGCTGCCAGTTCATCCAGTCGCGTTTGCGCTCAGAGGCTTGGACTTTGTTCTCATCCACATCACCAAGGATCTTGATTCGGGTCGGACCGTCAGGCGGGAACATCTCTTTGATGGCTCGGGCAGCAAAATCCACGCAGGCCTCGGCCATAACGGGGTGAACGACCTTAGATGCGCCAGTAAACTGAGCTCCACCAGGGGCATCGTTGCCCATTCCAGTGCGCCGAATGCCCTCTTCGTACTGCTCGTCGCGCTTTTTGCGGCTCTCCTTGTCCTTACGGATCAAGTCTTGGTACTTCAGAGCCAATTTCTGCAGGTCAAACGGGTCAAAGTCGTCTGAATCCGCCAGGTTTTGGTAGAAATCCTCGTTCTCCATCGGCCCGTTGTTAGGCATTTTGACGATCGCTGAGCCATCAGGCAGCTCCTCAATGTCTGCCTCGGCCAGATTGGGCATCTCTACCTCAACTTCGCCCTCTTCGGTCTGAGCAGTCGGGTCTCCAATGCTAGGAACAAAGCGGTTGTATTCAGGTTCGATCGGAAATTCTTCAGCCATTTCGTTTATTCCTTACTTTGATAGAGGCAAGACCACCTTTTTTCTTGCCTGTCAGTTTCTTTTGCATTTCAAGATATTGCATGGCGTTATCAAGCCACTCCTGATCGAGCTGCTGAACCGGTGCCGACATCTGCATCGCCCGGTAACCGCCACTCTCGGGCTTGCTTAAGAGCCGTCTTGCCTCGAAAAAACTCGGGAACATCACATCGGCCGGCAGCGGCTGAGCCAGGCCGCCAATGTAAGTGCCGGTCAGATCATACGGGTATGTCCGGTGCCCCGACTTCTGTTCCATTTTCATCTCCGGCCCGAACTCCGAGATGCTATATCCAGCCTGCCCGATTGGCACATCCAAAAGTTCTGGCTCGGTAACGGCGTAACGGGCAAAGCCAACATTTGGAAAGCCAGCTTTTTGAAAGTCCTCTTTGGCCATCGTCTGAACAAACTTAGTGCGCTGCGCTCCTGGGCCAATAATCAAGCTCTCAAGCAGCCCTGGGCTTTCAATACCAACAAAACCAGGGATGTCCTTACGCACCTCCTGATTAAATTTGTCGATGTCCTTTTTGCGTAGTTCAGAAAGA